GGCGGAAGATTTAAATGAAACGTATATAATTATCAAATTGCTGGCGGCGGGGGATCGCCATCTATGGTTATGTTGTCACCTGGCGAAACGATTGTTGATTATGATAATGGACAACGCGCACGAAAAGCATTGGAGTAGAAATTATGCCTATTTTTAAAGAACATTTCCCAAGTTCTTTTGAACTTGAATTTGAAACACTTGATGATCTGCTTAATATTGATTGTAATAAAAAATGGACTGAAAACCCTTGGGGGGAAGAATTTTATCGGTTCAGCATCAAAGATGATCGCCGCAGCATTTTTTATTTGTTGGAACCTAATGATAATTATTTACACCTTATGGTTGAGATGAATGGTGGGACACGAAAATATATTCTTGGTGACATTTATGGTTCTTCACCAGAAGAAATTGGGTTGCCAGAATACATACCTAAATATGAGAGAATAAAATGACCAATATCATCCAGCGTCTTAAAAAAAGCTACACATGCCGGAATCAGCACCCTAATGATGACCGCACCAAAACAACCGATACATGTGTTGACTCACAGGCTATGTGTATATGCGAATATGATGAAGGCAATGAAGAAACCAGTGCTTCGTATTAGGGACGATGAACTGATCGAGGATTAAAAAACGTACGCGCCTCTGAACACGGGGCGGCCACCGATCATCTCACAAATTTCAGGGGGCAGCATTGTCCCCTGTTCATCAAATGTAAGTACGACAAACCCCATTTGTGACCTGCTGGGTGTGCCCTCTAAATATTCAAACTGCGGACCGAATGGATCAGCGAGTGTGCCTGTCTCGATGCCCCACCGTGTACCTTTGCGGTCTCTCATGGCGGTCACCTGAAACTGGTGCGTGTGTCCAGTGACCATATTAACGCCAGAGTGCAGGGCGTTGTTCCAGCCAGCGTGTATGCCGCCCCTGAACCTGTGGCGAATCTCCGTCCCATTTACATCGAAGGCATATGAGAATTTCCAATCTTTAAAGTGGTCTTGTAAAGTTGGAACCATTCCATCGAGTTCATTGGCATTGTTTACTATGTACGAATCAATGCGAATATCATGGTTTCCTACAGACCATAATTGGTGTTTAGCAATCGGCAGGAGTTTAAACCATTCTTTAGCGGTCTCGATCTCTTGATGAATTTTCGGGGCTGCACTGCCCTTAATTTGCGGGTGGCGACTAACACGCGCCCCGTCGATGATGTCACCGTTCATGACAATGCCGTCGACTTTTAGGTCACGGGCAACTTTGCAGAATGATTTAAAGATAATTGTGGGGTCTCCAGACCAAACATGCAGGTCGCTTCCTACTATCCACCGCGTAGAAGGCTCTACAATGCTCACCAGGCGGATATATGTCCATTTGCCTACTATCGGAGCATTTACCTCTGGAATGCCGTCAGGGAACCTCTCCTTGGCTTTATACAGGCGACTCTGAAACGTGGTGTATGGGATATTGATGGACTTGGCGGATTCGTATGAATTACGGCCAGAAGATTCGTAAATCTTTAGAGTCTCAATCATAAGCTCAACGGACATTTGGGGCGTTGCCATAGTATCACCATTAATTGGTTGACGCCCCTCAACGTTACAACATTGTTATCATAAAAAAAACCCCCGTGAAAGGGGGTTTATTTATCAAAGAACCCACATCCAATATAAGATAAGTGGGGTAATTATAAGAAATAACGCATCAATAAAATGATCTTTTATCGATGACAAAATTATAAATATCAACGTCAATAAAATACACAATGTAGATACAATTTTAAGAAATAGCATCATTTTTATTTTTCCTCCTCCAGTGCAGCGTCAATCATGGCAGTAAACATTGTTATTGTCTCCACTGAAAAATCAGGCTCTTGATTTATCAATGTTTTTATTCGATAATTAAATGCAGCATCAATCATTACGGCAGTTGGAACAATCGAACGTATGACTGCACGAGCCTGCTCAGGCATAATCCCCGCCTCACGCGCCACACGTTCGATCATCCCTTCACCACCAGACATACATCCATTATAAAATGGCTTCCATTTCAATTTTTTATAATCAATTTCTAAGTTTCCTAATTCTTCACTCATTCTCATTCTCCATTATGGCTGGCTGCGGGCTAGCGGACTGATTCTGGTATTTACCGCTGTATGGCAATTCTGTTGGCTTATCTAGGATGTGAAACACTACCTGCGCGATTGGTGATCCTGCTATAATTTTTAATCTTGCATCGCCTTGGTTTTTCAATTCAAGTGTCAGGTAGCCTTTCCAGCCTGGCTCGATGACTGTATTAAATACCGACAATCCCCGCCGTGCCCATGTTGATTTGTCGTGCACAATCCCAAGCAACTGGTCAGTCATATTAAAAAATTCGATTGCAGACGCCAGGACAAATCCATGCGGTGGAATGATAACGGTCTGGGCAATACGAATATCGTACCCTGCGGCTGACAGGCCGTATGACATGCCATTAAAAATTGTCTTTTCTTTCAGCGGGAAGATTGGCGCGAGGTTCCTGATTGTTTGTGCTGATGCTATCATTTTTCTTCCTTTAATGTTTTTTTTGCTACAATTCCTCGCAATTTATCCACGTACCATTCCCAATTCATAGCAGACCGATGTTTTAATGAATCAATTTTTTCGGCAAGAAACAATTCATGTCCGTCCATCAATCGCTTATTCATTGCCATATTAGCAATCACTTCCCAGTCCACTTGATCTCGTCTTGCTTGATCTACTGCTAATGATATTCCATCTGTTGTCCCCTTTAAAATCCAAGGCAATAGTTCTGGGTTCTTTTTAAGAACGTCGCGCACATATATATAAACACGATAGTTTTCACTTTCTTCCATCATTTATTTCCCTTCAGTGCGGCGATACGAATAATTTCATGTTTTGTTTCAATATATGAATTGAGAAACATAATCTTTTCATGTTGCTTTTTATTTTCTTTTTGCAACCTTTTGATCTCATCATCCCGCACCTCTATCATCTGCTGTGCATTGAGCCATTGCGTATGGTGCGCTTCGATCATATTGCGTAAACGCTCGATCTCGTTGGCGGCTTCTTTTCTGTCCTTATATTCGCACAAACATAGAGCTTTTGAATCAACGCATGTATCTGTAGTTTTTGTGCGCGGATCATCTTCATCTCGATGACGGCATGGGTAGCTTTTTCTAAGACGTTCAACGATGTTTGTCATTTGTTTAAAACCTTCCTTGCATTATCCATTGCACCTAACAAAAATGGCCTAATGTTTTCGCTGCTGTCTTTCTCATATTCCGCAATGGCGTTGATGCAATGCTGTAATGATTCCCGTAAACGCTCGATCTCGACATCTTTAAGTTCCAATTCAGTAGGAGGCAATGGTTTCCACCTTGAAATATATCGATATACAGTGGGAGGATAACAATCTGTCTCAACTCTGGGTTCCCATCGTTTACGCGAAGAATGCCAGAAAATTGTTACCGTTTCACTTTCCCTATCATCAACACGAAGTAACTCTTTCAGTACTTCTTCGCTTGCAGTTGCTTCAATGTCTCTGTCGCGTGGGGTATCCCCATCTAATGGTTTCCAGTCTTGTTGTGTCATTTTAATTCTCCATTCAATGTAGCCATTACCTCACGGGCATAGTAAGCTTGATCATGAATGGCGTAAATTTTAACATCGTAGCCACATCTGGTTCAAGCTCATGATTGCGTAGTCGTTCTGTAATATCTTTCATTTCATGCACGGTAACTGTAGTGTGGATGGTAAGTAGGCAAAATACATTGGCTTACCATCGAGGCCATAGGGGGTAACTATTTATTTTTCTGCGCCGTCTGCCAGTGTCGTTTAAAAGCAAAACATCAGTTCTATCTTTCGGCGCTGTTTCTATCGGTTGCCAATTTTGTGCGGCAAGTTCAGCGCGTAAACGCTCAATCTCGTTGCGTAACCGCTCGATCTCGTTGGCGGCTTCTTGCAAGCAAAGTGCCTCGATGCCATGCACGTCCGTGCGAAAATCAACGCCTTGCTCGTTCATTTGTTGAGCAATAATAAGCAGAGCTTCCGAAGTGGGTTGTGTCATGGCTTATTCTCCAAATTTTTAAGGTCGAAAATTTGCTTTTGTAGATCATCAATCTGATATTGCTGGTCTTTAAGGGCAAGGATAACTTCCTCAAGGAGATTAGAGTCATTCCAACTTTCTTCTGGATATTTATAAATACATTTTAAATGTTCGTTGAGTTTTTCAATCAGTTTGTTAGTCATTTCCTGTCCTCCAATCCTTCGCCACCATTGAATGTGCGGGTAATCTCAAGGCAAGCAATACGGTTACGGCTAGCAGATAAGTCAGCCTTTTCTTGTGAATACCACAAGCTAAATTCACTGTTTGAATAATAATTCACCCAAAACGTAATTGTATGGGTTTTTTTGACTTCGATTAGGTCGTAAGCATGTTTGACACCATCCGAATAAAATCTGCCATCGAAAAAGTGTTTAATTTGTATCCATACTCCTTCATCATTTTTAAACGCCCCATGAATGGGATATTTACCGCCAGCATCATCGCAATAATTGCGGTATTCCGAGCCATCTCGCAGGGTGTAGGTTTTGTTTTTAAGGTCTAATTTCATGGCTTGATCTCCTTATTTTCAATTTATGTGTTTTATTCTTTGGATAAAAAACGAACATAAATCGCACAATTTATCATCTGTTAAATCTACCTTAAATGGGTGAATATTGCATACATCCACAACAAAATTTAAAACTTGAATAGCTTTTTTAGCCTTGTTTGTTTCCGAGTCAAACAACCGTGCTTTTGTTAGTAAAGGAGCAAGAACAGTGCGATACCCCCTCTCTTTATCTTGCCCCAGCATATTAAGAATTTCAATTAATTGTGGCGTAGCATTGCAAATTTCTGCATCAGCCAAATTGATTTGTAATTCAGTCATTTATCATTTCCTCCCAAAGGGATGTAATAATCACAATGTTTTGCGTCTGGCCTTAATGGAAACTCCATATAAGATTGACGGCGGTCGCTTGGGATTGTCCCGCTATCTGCATGACGATAGCATTTATGTTTTGATGGACACTCGTTGTTTTGACACATGGAAATATCGGGCATTAGAGTCCGTCTCCTTCTGTAAAAGTGCGGGTAATCTCAAGGCAGGTTAAACGATTGGGGCCAGCGATAAAATCAGCGTCTGCCCGATTTTCAAAGGCGCTAACTTCGCCATTTGAATAATAATTTACCCAAAACGTAATCGTGTGAGCCTTCCTGGCAATGATGAGGTCGTAATCGTGATCGCCACCAACTAAAAACTTTCCGTCTAAGGTGTGTGCACATTGCACCCACACTTCATTTTTGGATTTATAGGCTCCCTGAACTGGGTATTTACCCCTCGCATCGTCGCAATAGTTGCGATATTCAGACCCGTTTCGCAGGGTGTAGGTTTTGTTTTTAAGGTCTAATTTCATGGCTTAATATCCTCCATCGGCCAATAATCTTCACAGTGGTCAGCATCTTCCGGCAGATCAAATGAGTAATACAGTTGATATTTTGCATCGGCTATTGCACCGCTGTCTGGGTGTCTGCGGCACGTCGTAGAGGACGGACACAGGCCGCTGTTGCAGATTGATATGTCTCTCATAATCCCTCTCCTTCTTCGCAGTCGATTTCACGTTTCACGCAAGCGATGCGGTCGGATGATGCCGCACCATCCGCTTTTGCTTTACTTCAACAAGATTAAGAACTCTATTAGGATATGGATGAGTTCCGTCTAATTTCCATGATGCCTGTGTCCACGATCCATCTTCAAAATAAGCGCCATGAACTTTAAAATGTTGATCTTTATAAATGGCGTAAATTTTAACATCGTAGCCACATCTGGTTTTATAAGTTTTATCTATTGATACGAGCATAATGTGTCTCCGTGTGATGTTTATGTGTTGGCTCTGGCGGGCATACAATGCAATAAATAAATAACCCGCCGAAAAAAAACCCTAGAACGCAAAACCCCTCGATGATGGTATTCATGGGGTTTCCCCCATGATTTCATTGATTGCAGCGGCGATGCGCTCAAGTTTATCGGCATATTCTAATGGGAAGAAAATTGTCACTGGGTCTTCATCTTTTTTGTAAGCAGGATTAGTAATTTCCAAAAATGACGCCTGCGAAATTCTTCCGAACTCTGCCCTGATTGTTCCGGTAGATGTAAATGCTATTTTATGTTGCAACATATTAGCGCCCCCCAAATGCTTGGTCGATCATATATTCATGGTCGAGATTATCGAAAAGGATGTCCATTAGTGGTCCGGTAACTGAAACATTGCCAATCCGCATTGATACAGAATAAACCTCTCCAGCATATGCTGGCTCATCCCATGTCTGGTCGTATGGCTTGTCTGCACGATATTCAACGGAGACATCAATTTCTTGTCCATCCAGAAGAATAACTGTTTCATATGAGTAAACCATTTTACATTCTCCATTTAGTGCAGCCCCCGCTGCAACGTCATCTTTATCGCACATCCTTAGATTAGCGTCAAGTGCCTATCATCCATATCGGTACGATTTTTTTTCATCCACATTAAAAATTGCAGGCAACATGCGGCATGGGCGAGATGTGACAATCCGCTTTCTGGATCAACATCCTCGCCATCATTAAAAGCCACAATGTGCCGCATAGCTGCTGCTATTAGCCTGGTATAAGCCAGGCCTTTTTTATAATTGTGTGGCGCATACTTATCAGCCCCAAAGCCAAGCACGAGCGCTGTTTCTTCTAGGAAACATCTATCCAGCAAATCAAGGCGCGGTTTATCACCATCGTGCTTTGTGGCGTCGGTCATACCTTCCCCTCTAATATCTTAATCCGATACTCTAATTCCTTAATGCGCGACACCTGATATTCCAATTCCTTAAGGCGTTTCATGGTCTCAGCATATTGCGGAATTTCCTTACCGCCACGAATTTTTTGGGCGTAAGATTGCGAGATGCTGTAATCATGGGCAACGATCTTTAATGGGCGTCGATCAATTTTAATTGCAGCAATTTGTTCGTCAGTTAATTTCATTATGACATCCTCGTAATTAAATATTTGCCCTCATGGGGGCGCTTGTCTCGACTGAATTTTATTTCCCGTCGAAGCCCCCACCGATGCGCGGCTAGCGCTTCTTTATGGGTAACAACGCGAACATCACCAACTTCCATTTCCCAATAAATCGGCGGGTTTTTTTTGTATTTAATAGGCGTGTTTTTCATTTTTTTGACCTTGTTCCACGGCACTGCGGGTGCAGCATATAATAAATTCCTGAGTGATCTCTATTAAAGAATTTACCGATAGTTGGATAGCTGTAAACATTTGTTCCATCTTCATTTAAAATCTCACGCAGCTTCCTTGATATTTGCCGCCGCGTCTCAACCAATTCAGGAAACCTGGATGCACTCATGACGTGATCAATTTTCACTCTCCGTCTTGCGCTTGTATCGGTTATAATCTTCCACACAACATCTGGAATAAATCTATCTTCGTATCTCATTTCTTAACTTTCCTGTACCGTTTAATTGTAATTTTGCGTTTGGGGTGAATATTTGTTTCCAGTGTAACCATTTTTCTATCTACCAACATGGTTAATGCAGCCTCCACATCCTCCTTTTTATATTTACGCAATTTGTTAAGTATGACGCCAAGCGTCTCGCCGTCATCGCCTGATAAAACATTGTCCAAACTGGACAGTAGCGCGGTCTTTGGCTCGTCCTTCTGGCGGTCGTTGCCAATAACCAAATTAATCTTATATTCAATATCTTTACGAATAAGTGCGTAAGCCCAGCGTATATGCTCAACTGTGCGGATACCTTCCGGCACTGCAAGAATAAATGATACCTTGGCAATTTGTTCACGAGAGCGCAGCCAGATTGCCTCCATGCCAGACTTTTCCGAATGATATTCGGCTTGCTCGTGCATGATCCGCATGACCTTTTTCAACAAAGCCTTGCCGTCATCTGTGGTTGGTATTTCAATTTTATCCCCGTAATTCTCTATGCGGTCATTTGGAATGACGCTGAACGATCCGGCTTGGTACAGATCAACCAGCGTATTCTGCATTTTCTCTGGCATAGGTCGAGGCTCAAAATTTTCTTTCTCTTTGGGGACAGACTTTGTCTCAGCAAAAATCAAACTACGCCCGATAAAACCATTGGCCGTGTTTTCATAATCCACTATTTTGTCAAAGTTTGTATCGGTCGTAAAGCCAAGCAACGATATAAATGGATTAACAATGCCATTCTCGATGGATGTTAATGCAGCCTCACGCTGCTGAAGTTTGAGTTCAAATATCGGATTAGAGCCATTTTCTAACTGACGCTCTATCTGAGCAATTTCTTGCAAAATACCCTTGCGAATTTCTTTGCGCACGTCACCTGAAATCAGCAAATCGCCATTCGCTTTGGAATAAATCGACATTATGATGCCAATTACGCCTTCAAGATAAGACGCTGTTCCTTTGGTCTGTGCATTCTTAATCTTGGTGAGCAGGTAGCCAATTTCGTCAATCATATAAAACGAGGCTTGGTGATCAATCAGGTTACGGACGATTTCCTGCTCCGACTTAATTGCGCCGTGCGCTGCTCTATTTAATCCCGAAACCTTCACGACATTCATTGCAGCTTGCAAAATTGATTCCTTGCCGGTGCCAGAGGCTGCCACGCAAAAAACAATCAAGTTAGCTGTAGTGTTTCGCATTGTCTCTCGATATTTTAATCCGACAATGTTTCCCATTGCTACAAGTGCAGCCCCTACAGCAATATTCTCGCGGTACGAAAAACATTGGTCGTGGATCCACTGGGATACTTCACCAACGAATCCAGGGGGGCGCTTCAAGTCGATGCCGCGAATGTCAATGTCTGCATTATCATCCTCTGGAAAGTCCATAGGCTCATTCGGCTCAAACGTCACCGCCCGCGTCCAGCCAGCGGCCTCCGCGTAATAAACCAACGTACCCAGAGTTACGGGATTGGCAGACTTGCCGAACGAGTGCCAGCGCTTTGCAAGCTCCTCGCTGGACGGGTATTTCGTGCCCTTGGCTGACCATGCGTCCCAGATCGCAAATCCTGTCCCGCCCGTTGCATGATGAATAGCCATTCCGCACTTGATCCAGATTTCATGCGCCACATCTGGGTCGATGTAGGACAGCATGTCCTCAAGTTCGGTCGCGGACACGTCAAACGTCTGGCCGTTATATTCAGCGCGGTGGCGCTCTGGCTTGCGTAGTGCATCCAGCAATGCAGTAGGTGCAGCCTCGATGTCGCTGGGCGATCCGTAAACGCATTTATAATGGTTGCCTGAGACGTGCAGCGATCCTGGACCGACCACGAAGCCGGATGACTTAAAGTCAATGCCCTTATAGTCCGGCAGGTGTTGGAGCAGCGCTAAACCTTCGGGCACGGTATAGTAAAGGTGTTTTGACCCGCCGCCTGATCCTGTCTCGACAATCATGCCCGCGCCTGTAATGTCGGGAAATTGCTCAATGAGGCGCTGATAAGACTCAACGCCGCCATTGCGGGCGTCCACGTCAATGACCAGCAAGCCCTTGACCAGAACGCCATATCCGGTGGCGAATTGGTCCATTTGCTCCATTGTCTCGATCTGCTCCTCAGACCAAAGGGGCGCGTATTGCCAATTTGATGCGATGGGATGCTTGCCGATGGCTTTACATCCGGCCTGTCCGCATGAACATAAATTGTTTTTTATTATTTTGTTTAGGCCAATTACGCGGTAGCCCGCCTCCCAAAAATCTTTATAATTCATTTGAATAAATATCCTGCCAAAGCATCAATGGTCGTAATTGACGGCATTTTATTTGACCCATTAGCTATGGATCGAACCGTGTTTTCATGCAGCATTGTTTGCTTGGCAACTTTAGCTAAGTTCCTGTCAGCTAACGCTATTTTAATTCGCTCAAGCTGCTCGTCGTAAGTCTGACGGATAATATCTGAGGGAGATTCCATTTAAAATGTTCCATTCATGACAATTCGTATGTTGACAATGCAACGAAACGCCATTAGTGTCAAGTTCGTTGAGAGAAGAAGGAGTTACTCAATGAGTGAATTTGCAAATATCAGTAAGCCTAAAAATCGGCCAGTCATTATTACGTTATGCGGTGACGGCGGTATGGGCAAGACAACACTGGCGGCCACGTTTCCTAATCCTATTTTTATTCGCGCCGAGGATGGTTTGCAGGCCATTCCAGAGGAAGATCGCCCAGAGGCATTTCCTGTATTGTCATCCGTTGACCAGCTTTGGGAGCAGGTTAAAGCACTATTAAATGAGGATCATGATTATCAGACGCTTGTAGTTGATAGCGTGACGGCGCTGGAACGTATGTTCACTCAGTATGTAGTGGACACTGATCCTAAGAAGCCCCGTGGCATTCAGCAGGCTCTTGGCGGCTACGGCGCTGGCCGAGATGCGGTGTCTGGATTACACCAGCGTTTGCGTAAAGCTGCGGGCTTACTGGCGGATCGTAAGGGTATGCACACGGTATTCATTGCCCACGCTGAAACCAGCCGCATTGAGCCGCCAGATGATGACGCATATATGCGATATACCTTGCGTATGCACGATAAATCAATGCCCGCGTATGTGGATGATGTTGATCTTGTTGGCTTTTTGAAGCTGGAAACATTCACAACAGGTGATGGAGAACGCAAAAAGGCTATTTCGGACGGAACTCGTGTTCTGATTGCATATGCAACTGCGGCTAATGTGAGCAAAAACCGTTATGGCATTACGGAGCCATTGATTGTTGAGGCGGGCAAAAATCCGCTTGTTGATTATATTTCAGTTTTGAAGTGAGGGGAAGAAAATGAGTGATTTCTGGGAATTGAGCACAGGCGAAGAAGTACAATCTACAACTTCGTTTGAAATGGAGGGCGGAAATCTTGATCCTATTCCAAACAATACGAGCCTTGTAGCTGTGATTGATGAAGCTAAGATCGACACGGATCGTGAAGGAAATAAGTTTGTTTCGCTTCGCTGGTCTGCATTGCAGCCTGTTGAATATAAAAACCGC